AATCTTAACAATCTACACCTTTTGACGTGTCAAGCACGCTGGATAGGGGGGCTACACGAGAAGAGGGATAGAAATAAAAGTTATATATTAGCGCCTTTCTTTAAGTTATCCTCAGCCGAGAGGTGTTGAAGGTTAGCGCAGCAGTGAAGACCTCCTTTAGATATAGGATAAATATGATCTACATGCCACCCATTTGGACAAGATTTGTAGATCTGTTTTATCTGTTCATCAGTACAGCATTTGCATCGTTGAGACTTCTTTAACGCTCTATACTTGGCCTGCGTGGCTGCCCTAGAATCTAAATTCGCCTTCCGCCATTTTTGGAAGTTCAATCTGTGTTTTTCCTTATTGGCTTGTCTCCATCTCCTCGTTTGTACTTTACACGTTTTCGGGTCTCGTACTCTGCATTTCTTACAGGTAGGACGATATCCATCTTTTTTGGTCTTATCTTTATGAAAACTCTCCAGAGACTTAATCTCATGACACTTACCGCAAGTCTTTATTTCTATATCTTCCATATCTTAATTATACACCAGATGATGATTATCTGCAACATTTATCTTATCCTAATCGTTTATATATTGCAAGGAAAAAACGTGAACCAGGAGGAGCGTACAATGGTAGACCATAGCAAGAAATCACTGGCCAAAACTCTCTATCTGCATGAGAACATGACGTTAGCGGAGATAGCAGAGAAGACAGGCATTAAACTCAACACATTAAAGTACTACGTAGATAAAGGCTCTAAGACAGAACCAGCCTGGAAAGACGCAAAGTCAGCGGGAAAGGATAATGAGCTTCTTGAGGTCTTAAAGGACGACAAGGGTAATATTTCCGACATTTATAGCCTAGGATTGTCAGTAGTACAGCGTAGTTTAGCTAATATGGAGCTTAGAGGCGAAGAGTTGAGTGTTCAAGGTGTCGACAGGCTCCTATCCGCACTAGATAAGATAGACCGTTGGAAGCGCTTAGAAGAGACCAAAAAAGAGGTAGACGCCGATAATCTAGAGCTAACACAGAGCGAAGCAGACATTACAGAGCATATTTTCTTTAAGAAAGGTGAGGAAGCTTCATAATGAATCAGGATCAAATCTTTGAACTGAGAGTTAAGAAAGCACTTGCCTATTTAGCAACTATATGGAAGCCTCACGCAGGCCAAATCGAGGCAGGACAGGCTGTTTTCACAGAATTAGCTAAAATGATCTACATCGAGTGCGGTCGTAAGTTCGGTAAGTCCGAATGGGCAGTATTTCTATGCTGGATGTTTGCTATTCTTAACCCTAACTCAGAAGTATACTATCTAGCGCCCGCGGTTAAGCTGGCAAAGGAACTAGTCTGGTCGAATCAGCGTATGCAAACCTGTAATTCCTATGATCGTAGCTTTAAGAAGAATATGGAGCGAATTTTAGGTGGTGAAATATATATTTATAAGCAAGAAATGCGTATAGTTCTTCCTAATGGTTCCTTTATTAAGGTTGATGGCTCTGATAACATCGATTCTCAGCTCGGATTGAAGCCCGATTTGATCATTGCGGATGAAATGAGGACTTTTAAGGAAGATTGGCTGGAATTTATGACTCCTAACCTCGCGGCGAAGGATGGCACCCTAGTTTGTATTTCTACCCCTCCTTTAGGCCCAAATAGAGCATATGAGCATGCATTAGAGTGTAAAAATAAGATGAACGATGGTAATCCCCGGTATTTCTACTTAAATTTGCCTTCTGAAACGAATGATGCGGTTCCTCACCTACAAAATTGGCTTAAAGAGGAAAAAGAGCGCCTAATCGCCTTAGGTAGAGAGAATGAGTGGAGACGAGAGTACATGGCCGAGTACATCTCTTCAAATGAACATGCTATTATACCTCAATTAAGCAGAAAAACGAAGACATTATCAAATGATCATCAAATAAAAGACAAAGTGCCCAAACGTCACTGTTTTGAAGCGTATATTTGCATAAATCCTGGAAATTCGACCATTGCAGGAGCTCTGTTAGTGCTTTTAAACAAGCTAAATGGAGAGATCATCATATTAGATGAGTACAAAGAATGGGACTCTCAGAAGACATCGGCCATGGAAATGTGGCCTAAAATAGAGGATAAGTTCCTTGCTCACCTGGAAAACGTGGGACTAAAGGACTTCGTTCCCTCTGAAAACGTGGTAATCATCTGCCCTCCTAAGACACCATGGTTTAAGCGTGATATGCACGAAGCATATGACTTAGTAGTAGAGGACGCTGATAAGGTCTGCGATAAGCCTGAGTATAATATAGGTCTTATAAAAGATCTACTCATTTCAGGTAAATTGATAGTCCACGAGGACTGCAGAGAACTGATCAAGGAGAGCGAGACGTACATTAGGAACCCGAAGACCTATACGATCCCCGGTGATCAATCCAAGCTCCTTATATACAGTCTGAGAGCAATCCTATGTGCTACAGGATATACGTCTGACCTCATAGAATTGACAGAAGAGAAGCAAGATGACGAGAAATTCCTAGAAAAGATATTAAATGCCCAAACTTTCGAGCAGAAGATGAGGGATATTCGTTTAGAGAAGTATGGGATATTACACGACGAGGATGCTTCAGTCTTTCCAGAGGATTTAGAACACGATATATTATAGGGAAACCAATGACCAAAAAGCATACGAAGGATAAGTTATTTAATACCGGATGTGAGAACTGTCACGACAGAGCTCATTCACTAAACGAGAACTTTACATTTGTAGATCTTTCAATTAGAGAGGAACCTTTTAAAATAGTAGTTAGAAGTAAGGTATGCCTAAGATGCGGACCTGTCCTAATCTTTGAAGTGCATGAACAGCTAGCAGACATGCTAGAAGAAGCTCTGCAGATAGCAGGATATGACTTGAATAACGAAAATCTAGAGATACAAAGGGTTAAATAACATGTACAGAATTATTTCTGAATATACAGCTACTTCAGGTGGTTACAACGGAATAACAAGAACATATAAAAAAATATCAATAGCTTATAACACGAAAGAAGAAGCAGAACGAGAAGCAAAATATATAAGAGAAGCATCATCAGCAAAAGTCGTAACAGTCGTGAAAGATGGAGAAGAATAAATATGGAAATCTTATTAGTAATACTGACCTCTGTGGCATTTATCTCATCAACAATTAGTATAGCGTTGTCATGTTATATCAAAAGCACTTTAGAGGCACAGCTGACTTCTAAAATAGCCGAAGATCTATATGCAGCGAAAGAGGAACTTATCGGAGTGGAACATCGCCTTGAAGGCTTGATGGATAAGAAACTGAATAGTTCCGCGGCACAAATGAGAGAAATAGCGCAGAACGACGCCGTAGATCTTGTTGAAGCCACTATAAATAATCAAGGGAACTTACCTAGCGAGGGATTAGGTATTGGATCATTCAAAAATTTAGGAAGGTAGTATAGATGGCTTTATATGGAAACAATTTTAATGATGGCTTTGGATCGCATACACCGATATCCATTAAGCCCTTGACCCCTAATGTGGTCTCAAATGAAGAGGACACATTAGAGTGGGTTAAAGAGACAGCAGACTTGCTGGGCGACTACTACAGTAACTATAGAGCGCTATATAGAGACAACATCTCTGCTTACGTGGGGGATAGATCATCTAACAATAATTCTGACGGTAACGCCGCCATACTTAATAACGATTCACTAACACGAAATCCAACACCCGGTCGCAAAGACCTTAATGTAATTCAGCCTATCGTAGAAGCTCATCTTTCCAGGATAACATCTTCTAGAGCTTCGATATCGGTTCTTCCGGTAAATAGTAATGAATTTCACGATCTTTCGGCCGCTAAGACTTCAGAAAACATGATAGACCAATCATTCTCCTCTCAAGGAGTACATGACAAATTTGAGTTCGCTGGTCGTACAATGTTGGTATGCGGACATAGTTATATGCTTATGGAATGGGATAACTCCATAGGACCACCTCTATCACAGCTAGAAGAGCCTATTCTAATGTTAGACGAGCAAGGCGAGCCTATGGTAGATGAAGAAGGTAATGACATTATAGTACATCCTAATACTAAGATGGGTGACTTATCGTATAGACCTTTAAGACCTGACCAAGTATTAGAACAGCCTGGCAAACAGTGGGACAAGAAGCATTGGGTAATCACATTAGAACTACGAGATGTATATGAAACACAATTAGAGTACCCCTCAGTAGCAGATGAAATTCGAGGAGGATCTCATAGTCCTACAGACACAAGTTCTTGGTTACACAAACAGTCACATGAATTAGAGCATCAAGTTCTAGTTATGACATGTTACCACAAAGCGACTAGAGCATTCCCTCAAGGGTGGAAAGTTGTATGTACTCCAGATGTTCTACTTGAGAGCACAGAGTTAGATTTTCCTACTCTTAATGGTTACAGCTTATTACCTATCGCAAGACTTAGTGATACTTTAGTTCCTGGTTATGAACTTCCACTACCTATGTCCGTTATGGAAGCAGGTAAAGGATATGCAGAAACATTTAATAGAGTAGACAAAGTCCTCCGTAAGGATCTTTCGCTCAGCGTGCCTAAGTGGATTACACATAAACTTTCAGGAGTTAATTATCAACAACTTAATACATCCTCTTCCGTAGTTTCTTTTAAAGGTAATATTGCGCCTCAGTTGGTTAGACCTTCCTCTACCAGCGGTGACTTCTTTGCTTATAGAAATGGACTACTCCAAGAGATGAAACAGAACACAGGAGCGAGTCACGTATTCAATGCTCCGCCAAGTAACACACGTGCTACCTCGATGTTAGAACATCAGGAAGAGCAAGAATTCATGAGAGCAGAGCCACTTATTAGACACATGAACGATTTTATGGCCGAAGTTGCAAAGATAGGCTTAGCTATAATGGCCGATCGATACTCGGAACATGAAGAACGAGTACTTAAGCTTATGGGCAGTGCAGGGCCTTCAGCTTATATCAGACTACAAACAGCAGATCTTATGGGTCCATATGACATCAAGTTTGAACGTACCTCGGCTCTTCCTAACTCTAAGCAAGGTAGGATTAACGCTGCGTTAGGTATGTTCGAAGCAGGTATTATAGATCAGAACCAGTTCAAGGTATCCATAGGCTATGCCTCAGATCCTGACTTTCAAACATCAGAAACTAAAGCTTATGAGAAGCAGTTACTTGAAAATGACTTAATGTCTAGAGGACAACAAATCGAATCTCCACTTGAGCATGAAGATCACGTAGAACACCTTAAAGCACTATATCCAGTAATTGACTCTATTGAGTTCGCTGAGATGCCCGATGAGATTAAAGGTCAGTTTGTTGCACACTGTATGGCGCATGAGATGTTTGCATGGCGTAGAGCACAGATATCAATATCATATGCTATTAAGGTAGCAGATAAAGTGCAATGGAAATTCTTCTCAGCGCTCCCCGCAGCTGTCCCCGTTAGCGTGGATAACCCAGGAGCAGTACAAGGAGAGGAGATCTTACAGCAGAGAGCTATAACTCCGGGACTAAGTATCCCACAAGAGCCAGGACCTGATAACCCCTCGGCAGTTTAAATTACTTCATATCACGGTACTAATAGTACCACCACATTAACCAAGGTAAACCGTAATAACCAAGGAGCCTACGATGACTGACGAAACTAACATAGAAAGTAATGATGTAGCACCGACCGATAAGTCAGTAGACATAAGTGATTTCGGTCCGTCGCAATCAGAAAAATTTAGAGAACAAGCTGAGCGCGTTCACGCACGAAAAGAACGAACATCGAGTATTATCGACGACGTCTGGGATAATGCATCTGGAGATGCTAAGACGTTAAAAGAAGCTAACACTTCAATGCAAGATAAACTCGAGAGTGAGGAACGGAATGATGAGCAGCAGGCAAGTAAACGAAGTGACTCTAGAGAGTCTGATGAAGGAACTGAAGAGTCAGAAAGAACTTTTAAAGACGTTACTGACGAAGTTTGGGACTCTGCAACAGGAGAACCAGAAGCTGAAGAGAATGCAGAAGGAGACAGCGAGGAATCAGAGGAATCTAACGAACTCCCTGAGGGAGAGGAATCTGAAGAGGGCCTTCAAGAATCTGGAGAAGATAGATCCGAATCACAACGAGATGATGTAATAACCGCCACCATAGAAGGAGAGGATGGCCCGGAACAGATCGAAATACCAAAGGACGCAAAGATCACAGTTAAAGTCGATGGGGTCGAGCAGGAAGTCTCACTACAGGAATTTGCCAATGGCATTTCGGGACAGAAAGCAATCTCCCAGAAGTTTTCCGCTCTTAATGGAGAGCAGAAAGCCTTCGAAAGTCGTTTACAACATTGGAACGAATCGTCAGCAAAAGCCGCAGAGCTGATGAATGACAACAACGCGGTAGAAGCAATTCAGCATGTAGCTGAGATGATGGGGCATGACCCTCAATTACTTTTTACGAGTTTATTTGAGCAAATCACCCCAGTACTGAACCAATACGCTGACTTATCTCAAGAAGGTAGGGCAGAATGGGTTCAAAACATAAAGAATCAAAAGGCGGAATTTCAAGCCAAGTCTGCGCAAGATGAATTGAACAAGCTGCGAGCCGAACAGGAACAGCAAGGGAAAGTTCAAAATGTTCAGAAAACTTACGGACTGGACGAAGCCACCTTTACTCATGCGTACCACGCACTTGAGGCCGAGATGGAAGCGGGAACTTTAACCAAGCAGCCAATAACTCCGGAGCTAGTAGGACAGTATACCCAACTAGTACAAAGAGAACATTTTGCTACTGAAGCGTTAAAAGGAACAAGCCATGAAGGCGACTCACATGCGATAAGTCAGGTACTTCAAGCTGTACACCAAATGGAGCAGCGAGGAGTCGAGATTTCGGAACAATCGATAAAGGACATGGTCGCTGATGCCTTAGGTAGAGAGCAACAGATCGAGAAATCGAAGACCGTCAATAAGTCCCTAAAGAAGAAAGGCGTGAAGCCTAAAGCTAAAGGGAATAAAAAGCCTAAACAGGTTCAAAGGAAGAATCCTAGTGATTCCCAAAAGAGCTGGATGGACAGGGCTTTAGACGAACTCGATGGAGGAGCTAGCGCTGAAGACTTAGGACTTACGACCAGAAAAAAGCGAAAGTAATATTTCGCACCCGTAAGTAACAGTTGTCCGGAAATACCGGATTACTACTGAACTAAAACGAACAAACAACAATAGGAGCTTATAATGGCTACTTCAATTCCAGGAGACAATTACAACCTGTCTTCAACATTTGCGAACTTGTTTAAGCAAGTTTTTAGAGATGATCCAATGGCCGAACAGGATCTCTTCTTCTTCGATAACGAGCTACTAAAGCGTATTCTTGTAGAGGAAGGCTTTACTGGTACAAACGAAGAAGTACTACGTACTACATCCTTAATGGGTGGTTACGGTTTCGGATCAACCATGCCTCGTGTTAACGAGTCTGGCAACATTCGTCCTAGACTAACAGCTAAAAAGTATCACGTCCGTGCATTACTTGACACTGAATCAATGGCGTCTGCAATGGATAGCAAGGGTGCTTTCCACAACCTCGTAGAGCGAGTCAAAGAAGATATCCGTCGTGGTATCGACCAAGGTCTTGCCCTTTCACTTTTCCTCGGCGGAGTTGACGGAGACCTTCAGCTAGGTACCATCGCTACATCAGGTGTTGCTGATTCCGACCCAATTTTCGTACTAACATTAACAGAAGCTCCTGGACATAAGTTCCACGTTAAGCAGATTGTTAATATCGGTACTGGCGACACAGACCCATTTGAAGTTACAGCAGTTGACGAAGCTAACCTAGCTATCACTGTAACACAAGTTGGAAGTACTACTCAGGTCCCTGCGGACGCTGACGAGATCTATCTACAAGGTTCTGAGGACAATGCGTTCACAGGTCTTGCCGGTGCATCTGCTCAGTCTGGTACTCTTAACAACGTTGCTATTAGTGCAGCTAACTCTTGGATTATGCATCTTGCTACCAAGACAGGTGAGTCTCCTGATGAGAACATGCTATACGAGGAACTTATTAATGTTAAAGACAAGTGTGGTGACTATCCTAACTTGATCGTTACATCTAAGGTACAGTACCTCAAGATTGCTGAATTCCTTTCAGACAAGAGAGTTCTTAATGATCTTTCTGACAAGATGGGACACGGCGCTCTAAGCATTTTAGGACCTAACGGCCCTATCGAAATCATCTGGGACAGACTTTGCCCAGCTGACCGTATCTACCTTCTTAACACCAAACGTATAAAGTTGCGTAAGCGACCAATGAGCGGTCTTGTTGAGCATGGTGGAAGCGTACTTATCCCTAACTACGTCGTTGACGATGATAGTTACTTGATCCAGTACCGCTGCTACGGTAACTTCTTCATTGAGCCTAGGTTCCATGGAGTAATTGACGCTTTAGCAACAAGCTAAGAAACAGCCTGGGTAAGCTATAAAAACTGCCCACCTTTTTACAACAATTAGGGGCCCTAACCCCATCAAATAATAGAGGAGGCCAACCATGGCTATAAGAAGAAGTATTAAAGGTTCACAACCAAAAGCAGTATTGCTTGGTGGACGTGTCGATGGTTCAGTTGTAACTACATCTGCTGCTAAGACAGGTTTATCGGAAGGTGAATTTGATATGACAATAGCAAAAGGTTCCGGTGGAGCTTCTAATGAAGTTACCGTAACATTTGATATTACTTTCAAAAGAATTCCAGTAGTAACAGCATCTCCTATAACAACTAACTGTCATGTAGAAATCAAGTCAGTATCAACATCTACTATCGTATTCGAGACCTTTCAGGTAGCGGACGGTACAACTGGTGTCGATGACGCAGATTTCCACTTTCTAGTTCTAGGTTGGGATAGCGGAAGCAAGTACAATGACAGGAAATAAGATAGGACTTTAAATCCTTGAAAGCATTGACAGTTTGTGGGACAAGGCAACGAAAGTTGACCCGGTGTAGACTTAATCTAGCGAATGTCGAGGGGTACGCAAGGACTAGACCTCCGCGGTGCGTACGGTGTCAATGTATAAAGGCTCGAAAGAGCTGTATTTGAATGCGGGCTCTTCCCTGCCTTTTAAGGTAGACGGCGGAGCGGGTTGACGGTGGGCGCTTTATTTACAATTTAAAGAAACATGGCTTAAAAAGTAGAACAAAAACGACCCCTAATTCGTTCATATATTAGGACATATTTAACCGTCTGTAAGGACAAACTCATATTGCGGAGCTTATAAGAAGCCATTCTTAGCTTGCGGTGTATAAAGGAGGACAAAATGGCACAAGACAATTTTACTAGAAGGTGGAAGCCACATAGGCTCATAGACCTTAATTTCTCATCTATTGGAGATAATTGGCATAAAGCTGGTTGGGAAGTAGGAACAGACGCTGCAGAAGCGGGCACTACAGATACAATCATCAACGCTACAGCCCACTCGGCAGTCGCAGGAGACGTCATCGTAATGACATCCGGCGGGGAGGACGGTGAAGCTACAGAAGTAAGTTCAGTTACAGCTAACACAATTACCTTAATATCAGCTATGTCAGGCGCCCCATCGGCGACTGAGACATTTACAATTATACGACCCGTAGTTCTTAATAGAGCAGTTATCTGTAGGATAGACAGTTCTTTAGACGCTAAAGTACTTATAGCAGAATTAGACAGTATCCCAACATTTGCGCACACTTCAGTTAGAGCTAACGCCGATGCTTCATTTGACTTAAAATCAAATAATAAGCACATGGGCGCTAGTAACGCATTTGACGCTACAGACGAATTTTATCTTTGGGTAAAAACAGATAGTTCTGCTCCTACATCAGGTGAACTAGATATAACCATTATAGAGTAAGGAGAGCTTAGATGCCATCAACAACAACCACGGAGAACCACTCCATTACATATCCCGCTGAGGGAGCTGAAGGTTGGTATGCCACCTGGGAAACTCTTATTCAAGATATCACTGATAACTTTGATGATATAGTCAATTTCAGAGCAGCTATCCTTAAAGATACTAATGGTAATGAGCTCATGGCCTTTACAGCCACGGGTTCCGCTGTGAATCACCTAGGTTTAGCTAACGCTGCTACAGGTAACGCTCCTGTCCTCGAGACCTTAGGAGACGATACTAATGTAGACGGCATTATCCAAGGTAAAGGGACAGGGAGTATCATAGTTGAGAACCTAGTAGTGGGACAAGTAACCAACCTGGGGATAACATATTCCTCTAGTACGCTTAGTGTGTCAGGAGCGAAGACAGCACTTTCGTCCACTAATCCTGCATTTTTATGCCTTCCTAGTAAAACTGCCGGACTAAACGTTACGGTTAAGGTCACCGCGGATCAAGGATTTCTTGATGATACAGGAGCCTCTGAAATTATAGGTAATCTCTTCGGAATGACAACAAGCGTAGCAGTAACTGTAGACGTTCCATTTTACATATATGCAGTCTTGAATGACGCAGAAACAGGTGTTGCATTTATGTGTAGTCGTATTCCTCATAGAGCATTATCCCCCGCAGTAGCAGAAATAGGTGCTCCAGATGATGCGGTAGCGGATGCACAGTACAGTTTTTTCAGTTTTGACAATATAGATGAAACTCTATACGACGGAAATCCTTGTATATGTATAGGCGCCTTCCGTATGCAAATGAGTGCTTCCGATGACTGGACAGTTCAAGCTCTAAGTACAGAAGACGGAATAGGTCGATTTCATGAACATACACTATTTAGTATGCCTGAAGGACAATTCGGCGCAGATGCCTCCACAATAACTATTGCGAACGGCGGGACAGCAGCGACTTTCGGCGATAACACAGGTAATTATTATATACATAGATCAGGAAATGTAGAGTACGGATATAGTATGAGAAACGACGGAGGTACAGATGGATCAGGTTCTGTTGACGCTTTAGTAGCGATACCCTTCTATGCTGACGGAAGCATAGTAGGAATTGGAGGACACATAGGCGTTTCCAACGTTCGAAATAGTACTTCGAACACATATAAAGCAGAAATAACCGGCGTTCGCGGCAGTGGAGCTCAGGGCTTATTCATATTTAAGGGAGGATCTCTGGCGTTCTGGCAATGGTCCGAATTCGGAAACGGGAACAGGGAAATCTGGGGAACCCAATATTATAAAATTAAAGATGAAGCGTAAGCTATAGGAGAAATAAAAAATGAGCTCAAGCGAAAAGAAACTCCCAGCCGACGGTACAGTCGACTCAGGGATGATAACAGATGGAACAATAGTCAACGCGGATATAAATGCATCCGCAGCTATCGTACAATCGAAATTAAGTCTGGATGATGCTACAGACACAGCAAAGGGTATAGCAACCTTCGACGAGAATGATTTCTTAGTTACTTCTGGTGATGTGACTAGAGCAGTTAGAACACGCTATCAAGTTAGTGTTCCTGGAGGATCTGTTGAAAATCTAGGAGTAACTTTATCTGGAGGTACATTCACAATTACCGGAGCGGATGGTACTGCGTTGAGCGCCACTAATCCTGCGTGGATAGTAATGCAAGATAAGTCCTCACCGGGCCTCTTAAAACAATTTGAGGTCACTGCCGATCAATCATTTATTGATGATGCAGGATCTAGTGAAATCATAGGTAATCTATTTGGAGTAACTACTGGAGTAGCGTGGGGCAATGATTGTCCTTTCTACATCTACGCGGTATCTTCAGATGATGAGGCATCTATAGCATTTATGATATCTAGAATTCCACATAGAACTACCGCACCAGCAGTAGGAGAAATTGGAGCACCCGATGATGCAGTAGCAGATGAGGAATATAGTTTCTTCTCCTTTGATAATATAGATGAAACGTTATATGATGGAAACCCTTGTATATGTATAGGTTCTATTAGAATGCAAATGAGCGCATCTGATGACTGGACAGTACAGACATTAGCAGTGACTGACGGGATAGGACAATTCAATGAAAATACTGAGTTTTATTACCCTAAAGGACATCACGGGGCGGCGGCTTCCACTTATACGATTGCTAACGGAGGAACTTCTGCGGCGTTTGTGACAAATAACGTAAGGTACTACCTTGCTATGAACGGAGACATTTCAGTAAATTGGGAAACTATTAGCGACGCAGGAACCGACGGTTCTGGAGCAGTAGAGGCTCGATTCGCAGTTCCTATGCAACCTGACGCCACTGCGATAAATAATGCGGGTCATAATTTTATGATCGCATTTAGATTTGCTGGGGGCATATATTTAAACGGTCGAGGAGAGATCCCTTCGGGACAGAATTACTTCAGAATTCGAGAGAGTAGCGCTAGCGCATTTAAAACCTGGGCAGACTTCTCAAATGGTAATAGGAACATACAAGGTTTCTTTACATATAAAGTTAACCAAGCATAATAGGAGAATTAAAACATGGACCCATTTACATTAGCTCTAATAGGAGCAGCTTTAGGCGGCGGTATAGGTGCAGCGAAAGGCGGAAAAGGTGGAGCACTTAAAGGTGCATTAGCCGGTGGAACTTTAGGTTTCGGCGGTGGTTCCCTATTGGGAGTAGGTGCGGCAGGCGGAGCGGCAGCCGGTGGAGCAGGCGCGGCAGGAGCAGCAGGTGCGGGAGCATCGACAGCGGCCGGAGGTGCAGCAGCGGCAGAAGGCGCAGCAGCCAGTGGAGGATTATCCTTCGGACAGCAGCTAGGACTCGGTGGACTGCAAGGTGGACTTGGAGTACTTCAAGGAAAACAACAAGCTAGCGCCCAAGCTAAACAACTGGACGCTCAGTTAGCGGCTCAACATCAAGGTAATCTACTTAACATAGCTAGTCAGCGGTTACAGACGGCCGACCAGATAAGAGCAAACTCAGAGCAAAATAGAATTAAGGCAGAAAGAGAAGCGAACGAAGCCCAGCAGCAAGCTTTCGGTAATATCGTTAGTGGTTTTAGACAGTCAATATTAGGGAGATAACAAATGTCACAAAGAGTAGACAAAATGGTAGAGAGCATTAGACGCCTCACCCATACAAATTCTTATACAGATTCTCCTACTTCTACTGCTCAGCGTGGTCTTCAAACTCAAACGATTGTTGATTTACTAAATGAGGCACTGGAAGTAGTTCACGGCATTTTATATGATAATGGAACTCAAGCTCACATTAAGGAAGCATTATTAAATATTGCTGCCGATACTGAAGCTGTCACTATCTCTACAGATGCATTCTTAGGAGTCAACGTTTTAAACGTAGAATTCAAGTATGGATCAGGAAGTAATGACTACCGCAAACTAAAAAAGATATCAGAACATGAGAGAGACACCAGAAGCTCTGGAGATCCCTTAAGTTACGTACACCGCAAAAATGAAATTCTGTTAAGCCCTATACGCGCATCGGCCCTAACCAGCGGACTTCGCGTCACTTATGAGCACCAATTACCCACAGTAGACGTACGTAGAGGCAAAGTCTCTGCAGTAGATGATGGGGACGATCCAACGAGTATTACAATAGCAGCCAATGGCTTAGCTACTGCAGCATTGTCTGATTCTGATTTAGTAGGAACTTACATCTCAGTAGTAGATAAAGATGGTAATATACAAATGCAAGACATACCGGTTACGGCTTATGATACTGGTACTGGAGTTATAACATTAGGAACTTTCACTTCGTCTTCTTCTGAAGTCGTAGCTGTAAATGATTATGTAGTTATAGGCTCTAATGCGAGTACACATCTCCCATTTCCTAGATCAGTAGAACCTTTCGTAATTGAATATGTTAAACGAAATATATATGATCTTAATGGTGACCCAATGATTAATGCATCAGAGCGTAAACTTATAGCTTTACAATTTAGACTAGAATCCATGTTCGCCGAATGGAGTAGCGACATCAAGAGTATACCAGAACTAGACATAGATAGATTTATTTAATAATAAGGAGAAATAATGGCACGCGGATATCAGATACCGATCACATATGCTCCTGGCGGAATAGATCTAAGATTACCTGAAACACTTAAAAATGTACAGAACGCCAGAGACGGTCTCAATTGGAGACTTTCCCCCTCATTTGACCTTGTCAAAAGGGAAGGCTACCAGTTGCGTGCGACTAGCGATGTAGGTTATGGTTTAGTCGTATATGAAAAGAGAACTGAAACTGCCGCCGTAGGTGTACAAGGTTTCGGTGATTTTGCGTTTGGTGTAGAACCTTTTGGCTCACCTACCACTCTTGGTTTTGGTGATATATCATTTGATCTAGTAGGACTAGACGACGTTCCTAAGAAATGGACAACTTTTAATTTTGGAATAACTTATTCGGGATCCAACGCTGCCTCTGTCACGATCAAAGCGACCTCTACTACAGATGTTACTCTAACGCTCGTGGATAACGGAGTCACAGTGTTGACTAGTAACCTGGGAACAGGTACAGAAGTATCCCCTGTGGATCTTGATGCGCTTAAGGTCTTAGTAGACGCAGTCTCAGACTTCAGTTCCACTGTGGCTACGGGGTCAGGCGCAATCCCTGCTGCCTTTTTAGATTACAAAAATGCCGCCGCTTTTACTTCTTCTATTGAATTAGAAATAGGAGGAGGATATTGGGCAGCCATAAACTCACCCATGACCACCCCATTACCTAAAGTAGCGGAGCGTATCTCATTAGATGACTTTGAAAACCCTGATTCCGTTTCAATTAATGGAGCTCTTTATATTGTAGATGGTTATGATGCAATGATTAAATATGATGGACAGAACCTCTACAGAGCTGGAGTTAAACAAGGAGCAGACCCTACAGGAGCAGTTGATACTGGTACTGGTGTGGGTGCGACCTTTACAGGGATATGGAACTACCGAGTTAGTTATGAACAAACAGACGCAATATCTAATATGGTTGAAGGGGAAGTTTCTAGCGACTCGGCCGACATAGATAACTCCGCCGGGCCTTACGCTATTGACGTTACAGCTACTAATATCTTAGCTAGTGAAGGATATAACACAAATGCAGGATTGGCAACAAGTACTCATACTTCTACTAATGTGGCAACTAACCAAGAGCGTATTAATCTTGATGACGCTGCGGGTGGCGCCCACACACTTAAAGTCGGCGATAAAGCTTATTTCTACGACACTGAAACATCTACTTATATTACTAAAGAAGTATTGGCGGTTACTTCTAGTACCGCTACTCTTTCTAGCACGGTTACTGTTGGCGTAACAGATAATGCACCTGTCTCTAACCAACTTAAAGTTAAGATCTGGAGAGCAGAAGTTGTAGGTGGTGTAGATCCTGTCCTAACAGATTACAAATTGGTCGTATCTTTACCTAATAATCCATTCGCATCAACTCAAGTATATAGCGACCAAGTTATCCCTGCGGATATAGGGGCAGAATTCGTACAATTCAATAAGACTAAAGGTCTTCCTCCTAACAACAAATATATAGTACAATGGAGAAACCAGTTAGTCATGGCAGGAGACCCTGCTAATCCTACTAAGCTTTACTATTCAGAGTTCGCGGATAGCGTCTCCCCAGAGAACTTCCCTGCGTTAAACACAAAGGAAGTACCTCAAGGTGGTGGAGGTAAAGTAACAGGACTAGGCGTACTAGATAGAAACTTATTTATATTTAATGAAGATAGAGTATGGATCGGTGAAGGTAACCTAGCTGAAGACTTTCTACGTATCGATATCCTCGCCGACAATATAGGCTGTGTGGCACATCACACCATTGCGACAATAGACAACAGTATTTATTTCCTTAGTAATAAAGGTGTAGCTAGAATAACCAGATCAGGTTCTACATATAAGGTAGAGAACGTATCTAGACCAATTGACCCTGTATTTAAACTCGGCGCGAATAACGATTTTAGACCTTCATTCCGTAGAGCAGTAGCAACATCTTGGATAGCTGAGAATAAATATGTTCTTCATATGCCTTCAGAAACTACGGCGGGTGGATTCACCTACGCCGACTCAGATAGTAGAGTATATGTATTAGACATTGAAAGAAATGCATGGTTTGTTTGGTCCAATATAAACGCTCACGGAGGACTCGTTGAGTGGGATGATGGGAATAGTGATGATGTATTATGGTTCCATTCAAGAGAGGCCGCCGGATCACATCTATTGCACAGAACGAATTTAACTAAAACTGAAATTGATTACGTAGATCATTCGTCCGCCATATCGGGTATTAGCTGGGAATACTGGCCTCAATGGGATTTCTTAAGATCTCCTAAAGACAGAAAGATGTACACAGAATTATCAATAGACTCTTTTGTAAAGGAATCCAATTTGGCGTTTACTCCTACTGGAGGAATTACTGTTGGTGTTTATCATGACTTTAACAAGAGCACTGAATTATATAACTTTACATCATCTTTACTTACTGATGATAGGTCGATTACAGAGGCCCTTGGGAATAACGTGGTTAGATCCCTAGGTTTAAAATTTAGTAACAATACAATCAACGAGCAAGTACTTTTATCGGGGTGGGCGCTAGAAGCCCGATCTCTCGGAAATGGACTAAGGAGACCTTAAAACGATGAAATTCTCCTATAATCTAGATAAAAGAGAACTTTCCTTTGGACTTACTCGTTTAACATTTGACGACAACTTCCAGTCTTTCATATCAGAAGACGTGGTTATTGCGGCAGGTGCTGAGAAACAAATACAATATCAACTACCAGAGGGTAAGATAGCTAAATACTACATATCTCTGGGACAGACCGGGAACGGCTTAGTTACGAAAGGTACCACCGCTTGGACGGCCAAGCATATATACCTTAAGAATAACGGTGCCGAAGCAGTCACAATAACTTTAGCAATATTAGGAGCATAACACAATGGTAGAGAAATCAGCCGAAGAAAAGGCAAAGGAAGCTAAGCTGATCCTGAAAGAACAGTTGGCGCTCCTCACAGAGACAGAAGGCACTCGTATTGCCAAGACACGACAAGAGCGGGAAAAGGACGAGGCATTAGGTAAAAGACGAGGGGAAGAACTTTTTGGAAAAGAAGCATTAGGTCGTGTGCGCACAGATCCTAGTGGTAAATCTTTACAATTACAGCGGGACAGAGAACAGTCATTAATTAGTCAGAGAGCTCAATCCGCCGAAGACGTAAAAGGTAGAGAAGCAGAGATCACACGAGGGACATCGGAACTAGATAAACTCATAGCGGCTCGTACAGATCCAAATAGTGAATTAGCTAAGCTTCAGCGTTCGTCTGGACGTGAGCAGATTAACCGTGCTCTTCAAGGACAATTAGGTCAGATCAGAGCTGCAGGAAACGTAGCACAGTCTGGTGTTAGTCAAGCTTTAGTAGGAGACGCATTAGGCGGAGCTTTACAAGCTAGAGCAGGTTTAGAGAGAGACCTTCTATTGGGTGGCTTATCTGCTGCAGAGGACTTAACTCTCCAGAGAGAAGGATTAAGAGAAAGGGGCACATCAGCTAAGGAAGATTTACGTTCTAGAGGAAGAGCAGAAGAGACTGCATTAAGAGATCGTTTAGAAGGCCTTCAAGGACAAATACAAGATGATCAACTAAGACGTCAGCTTATCAACCTAGACCAACGTAAGCAAGAGTTATTTGGTAAGTTAAGCACAGAGCAGAACATTGTTGCACAAGGTGTAGCAGAGCGTTCAGGTGTAAGACAGCAGATTCTTGCGGAAGTAGGAGCAGCCGAATCAACTAGAGCCCAGCGCGAAGCAGAAGAATTACAGAGAGCAGAGATTGCTAAACCGCCACCTAGCTCAGGCGGGGGCGGAGGTAAAGTCATATGTGGTGAACTCCACAGACAAGGCCTACTCGATGACGTAACATATCAAGGTGACTTAGCTTATGCAGTAGGAATGAATCCTGATGTAGTAGCAGGGTACCAAATCTGGGCTATTCAATATGTAGAACTAATGAAGGTGTCTAAAGTCGCTACTTATATGGCATATCCTATAGGTAAAGCATGGGCCACAGAAATGGCATATCGTGCAGGTTACCTTAAGAAGGGAAGCATCGCAGGGAAGATCATAAGTTTCTTAGGAGAGCCTGTTTGTAACCTTATTGGTAAGGCAATGAGACTATTCAAATGCAACCGAGTGGAGGCATAACATGGTATTCGATCCACGTACACCAGGTATAGTACCTGACCCAGAAGATGAGCTATCTATTTCAGATAGAGTACTAAATATGATTTTTGGAGATCCTAACGACCCCAACGTACAGGCTGCAGTTCCTAATCCTAGACAACTTTTACCATTTCTTATAAAAGG